TCAGGCCTTATGGTGGAAATAATCACTCAGGCGGGAAAACATGCTGCCTTCCCCGACAGATTCCAGGGTAACCAGCGGCCAGTGCGCCACCTGTTTATCACGGTCGTAAAGTTCAATTTCCCCTACCCGCTGATGGGAGCTAATTGGCGCGGTGAGCTCTTTACCATCAAGGGTATATTTGGCTTTGATATGTGGAATTTCGGCTTTCGGTAGCACCATCCAGAACTCTTGTTCCGTTCCCAGGGCGATATTTTCTTTATCGCCATACCAGATGCGTTCCGTACCGACCTTTTTCCCACGGTGCAAAATTTGCACCGTAGTAAAGTTTTGTTGCCCCCAACGCAGTAATTTTCTTGCCTCTTCCTCACGACCTTTTGCACTGTCAGCCCCCATTACCACTGCAATGAGACGACGCTGCCCATCTACAGCCGAAGCAATGAGGTTAAAACCGGCACCAGAAGTATGACCCGTTTTCAGGCCGTCAACATTCATGGTTTTATCCCACAATAACCCGTTACGGTTTTGCTGAGTGATACCGTTCCAGGTGAGGCTTTTCTCACTGTACATATGATAAAACTCGGGCTCGCCGTGGATGATAGCGCGAGAAAGCACGGCTAAATCATAAGCCGAGCTATGCTGGCCAGGTGCATCCAGACCATGCACTGTTTCAAAATGCGTATCCTTGAGATGCAGCTTCTCGGCATAGTTGTTCATCATTTCAACAAACTGCCGTTGCCCACCGGCAATATAGTCAGCCAGAGCAACACAAGCGTCATTTCCGGAATCCACAATTAAACCACGGCTTAAATCACGTACCGATACGCGATCGCCCTCTTTCAAAAACATCAGTGAAGAACCGACAAACACCGGATTATCTTTCGCCCACGCATCACGCCCCACGGTGACAATATCGTCTGGCGTAATGCGATGACTATCGATAGCGCGATCCACGACATAACCCGTCATCAGCTTTGTCAGGCTGGCGGGATTGCGCTGTTGATGCTCATTACCCGCGGTGAGAATCTGACCGGTGGTGTAATCCATCAGTACCCAGGACCCGGCTTGAATCTGTGGAGGCTGAGGTGAAAAAGGAATGTTTTCCGCCGCAAAACCAGACGATAAGTTAAAAACGAACAAAGAAGCGGCAATAATAAGACGGCGTTTCAACAGCAAACCCTCAGGAGTTTCAAATAGCTGTTCTTTTTACGGAAATACTTATGAACTGGCTGGAATAAAGTGCAAGAAAATGTGACTACCCTCCCATTTTTATCTGACATGATCTGTTGCCACTCGCTGTCAAATTATCGCGCTAAAGCTGATTAGCACGGTGATATTTGATACTCTGGCAGACAGCAGAAATAACGGATTTAACCTAATGATGAATGACGGTAAGCAACAATCTACCTTTTTGTTTCACGATTACGCGCAATACCCCTGAGAACCGCCATGAACAAGGGTTTCATGATTTGTGATTTTAGTTTGGTACGCAATTTGGTACACAACACAATTTTCACTTCAGCGGGTAGTCATCAAACTCACCATAACGAGCATCGTTAATGATGTATGTGATCACCACAAACATCACATCTGGAATAGTTCCGTTTTCATGCGCAGGTATTTGTTCACGCCTCCCTTTCTGCAAATCCTAAAGATGAGATTTTGGGGTTTTGGGATATCTTTTATCCTCAGTTCTCTATCCATTATGCAAACCAGTAATGAACCATCACCGTGTGATAGTGAGGCATCTGCCACGATAAGCGCAGAGAAATGATGCAGTGGTGGGCGGACTGGCTGGACGAAAAGACACAGTAATCAAAAGCGGCAGGCCACATAAAAAGCCTGCCTTATACCGCTACGCTGTCACTTCTCACATCGATGATGGTGTGTGTCACCACGCCGGCGACAGTGATATCATCCAGGGCCTCGCCTTCAATCGCTTCGCCGTCTTCAGTAATCAGGGCCCTCCCTCTCAACGTGGCAAGCTCAGTCCCGCCGCCGTGCTGGATCAGAACCTGACTACCCTGCTTTGGCTTCAGGGAGATATCCAGCACAACATAACCGCCATCCCTTTCGAAAACGCGGGTGTTAGGACCAACATTGCATATCGAGTTAACGGACAGTCGCTGCTCGACGTAGTCCGCTGCGGGTGAAGGAAAGCCCATTACAAAACCCTACCCATGTTAGCCATCATCCACAAACGGTTTTCGCTATGGTCGGTGGTTTTGTCGACAAAGTACGTCTGCTCTCTAGATATCCACGCATTAGCCTCTGAGTCGGTAAAGTGCAGCCCACGCCGGAGCAGCGCTGACACAAAATCCTTTGTATGCAGATACTGGTAGCCTTTGGAGTTGCGCAATACCGACTCGCGGAAAGCCTGATAGATGTCTGACTGACGGTGCATGATCTTCCCTCCGATGATTACTGTTTTTATATACAGTAGTTTTACTGTAAGGGAAGATCAATAGCTGTTGCGACTATCAATGGTAGTAACCGGAAATGTTACTGAATCATATGACTTTGTTGGCGTTCAGCCAATGAATTCCATCTGTTGAAGTATTGGCTACGGCACTGGAAGGTTCATTGGTTTGAATGCTCTGCCATCAAAGCCTAGTGGTGATTATTAATCAATTATTGAGAAATTGCTCAGGTATGTTTCTTTAGCCAAAGAAAACACATCATCAGGTTCTCCACTGAGAGTTACTACGTTGAAATCGAATATTTTATTTTCCTTGCCCTCTCCATCATAAATTCCGATAGCACTGATATAAAGATCTCCATCTTTCACGGTGTCATCTATGTAGGCAAAACATCCTACCTTCGATTCGCCATAGCGAGAGTTCGTCGATATGTAATCACCTTTCATGTAAGTCATAGTGTTCCCCAAGCAGCTCTGAAGATGGAATATGCGTATGCGCTATTTAAATAAGATGTGTAGTCTCCGGCAATATAGTCCTGACTGGATACATCCCATTTCCTTACTACAGCATAGGATGATGTGACGCTATAAACTAAATAATAATAACCGTTTATTAGCATGTATTCACCGGCAGACAGTAGCGAGCTCCCCATGGCTATTACTGTTTCTCCAGAAACAATCGTATTGTATAGCGAGTAAGCAGGCCCCCAGCCACTGTTGAATGGCAAATTGCCTGTAGCCCGAATGAGGTTATCTTCCCCAGTCGTAGCGGAATACATCATGTACGGCGCGGTGAATGAACAGCGATAGTACCTAGTGTTGTTTGCGGATGGCCAACCACGAGGTGTCGTGTTGTACGGTATGCCATCTGTCTGAACTCCGTTGTAGACCTGCTGAACCATTCTTGTATAGACACATCCGTTAGATTTTTTGGGAACGTAAAGAAAACACCTGCCAATGCTTTCATGGTTATTCACCCCAATATCAACGTAAATCATCCCTCCAGTTGTCACAAAGGAGTCAATACAGTTTTTTAGTGTGTTGTTATAAACGCGAGTGTAACCAACTGCATTCTTCCAGCGGATGCCCTGGCTGGAGGCAATATCCGCCCCTGTTATCGTGCATCCAATTACAGAACAATTATACGCAGCTGTATTTATCCGGTTAAAGAAAACACCAGAGTTACTAAATCCTGAAATACGGCACGAAGATATTGCCACGTTTCCGCATGATTCGATGAACACTCCTACGCTTACATCACGGATAGTGTTATTACTAACAACAACATCCTCCGCAACTCCCTGTCCAGATTCGTCAGTTACGTTACCAAAGATATCAATGCCATTATCACCGCAGGAGGCCACGGCACATCCCGTAATGGTCATCCCGTTGGGGCGTTCACACTGAATGCCAATATATTCAACGTTGTGAACGTAGCAGTTCATAATTCTTGAGTTAGAACAGCCATAAACCGTATTGTTAGCTCGGCGTAAATAAATCCCTCCAGAAGTGCTATCTATCGCCTTAACGTTATCAATAGTGACATTATCCGAGTCCAAGATATTAATGCAGGTAATCCCCGTTCCGGCAGCGGTGCCACGGCTGCCGTTAAGCGTGATCCCCTGAATCTTGCAGTTATCGGCGGCGCCTTCCCAGTTTGTAATGATTGCGCCGCTGGCTGAGCCAGTAAAATTGCCATCAAGCGTGATTGCTCCGCCGCCCATCAGTGTTACACCACTACGCATACACAGCGCACCTCGACCCGCAGCAACCTCACCAGGTATCAAAGTTGAATTAGGATTGAGAGTAACGGAGAATTCACCTCCAATGAGAATATTGGTTGGGCCGCTTCACGAACCTGCATTGCATAGGCAACGATGTTTGCGGCGCTTGGCGTGTTCTTTGCGATCTCAGCGATATAAGCAAAACCGCCAACAGACGCCGTTAACGATTTACGCTCCAGTTCATCGAAAAGCGTCAGGCCATCTACTGGCTTTTGCTCCCGGTGCATTCTGGTTATCTCTTCGAAAAGAATTTTGTGTGGTCGGCTGTAAAATGAATCAGGCTTCAGCATCGCCAGAACTTTCTGGACGCGCTCACTGCTGTCATCATCCAGAAGCAATCCACCAATCACCGCCTGCTCTGCCTCGATGCTATGGGGCGGCGCATAAAAATTATCGGTCATCGTGTTCACCCTCACGAACTTTCAGGTAGGTATTGTCGTTAAGCAGGAAATCAAATCCCTTTTTGTGCCAGACGGTTCCGCGCTGATGGTTTGGGCGCTCTTCGAACATCCATCGGCAATTTTCGCCTACGTAGCTCAAATAATTTCTCCAGTCCTGCATCGTGAACCCATGCCCGTCAAGCTGGCGGGTTATCACTCCGGCTTTGCGCCAGAACGTTCGGATCTGGTTTTTACGCTTGTCATTCAGTGCGCGGATTTTTGGCGCTTCAGGAAGGATTTCGTGGTAAGCATCGACAACATCCTGACAGCTAACGGAAGGTTTTTTCTTGTCAGACTTTTTGTCTGCTGCGGTACTCTCTAATACGTCAGTATTAGAGATATTATTTATATTATTGTTTATGGACAACCGTTGGACAACCGTTGGACAATCTCCGCTGAGAGCCGCGCCATTACTGGTGTTTGCGTTGGACAACCGTTGGACAACCGTTGGACAATTTTTTGCCTGAAAATCGTCATATTTAACGATTGTAAACAGGCTAAATTTCTTCCCCATCGAGCAAATATTAAGCATCCCTTTCGACTCAAAAGTCCGCAATAAGCTCCGAACTTTGTTGTCGGGGATGAATGTTTCTCTGACCAGCGACGGGCGTCCAGTTATCATCTGACCGCGATCAACAGTTATCGGCCCGATATCCGTATTGACGACAGTAGATTCGTGATTAGCCTTGAGGATTAAGTGAAGCCAAAGATGTACTGCCTGAGAGTCCTTATAGAGCCTGCTGTCCATAAACTGGCGGTGTATAGAGACATACCCCATACTGGATGCCTCCTGATGTTGTACAGGGTTATGCCTGTAATCAGCTAACTTAACGACGCCCATGTTTCACTCCTGCTTTGGCTAGTCTGTAAACACCAACAAGGCGCTCTGCGAACGCCCTGTTATTTGCTGCGGCTACCACTAATCCCTCAGGTGAATCAGGGTGTCGAATCTCTTCTTTTTCCTGGTATTTCTTACGACGTTTTGTCATAATTACTCCTGTGGATTGATCCAGTAATTCCCTCAGAATTGCATATCAATTTGCTTAAAATCCTCGGTGGCGGCCGGGGATTTTTTCTTTGTGACTTCATCAAGCGCATACTTAAAAGCCCTGCTAATCGGACTGATGTCTGATGCCATTCCAAAAGCACACAAGACCGAAGCAATAAATCTCCAGTCCGTTCTGCTTATCTTCGATTCATGACAGCCAATCATCTTTGCCAGACCGCGCTGGGTAAGCGTTGACAGGTTGATGAGTAAATCAGTTTCAGCGCGATCAATTTCTCGCTGTGTTGGCTTGCTGTAACTTGCTTGTGTCATTTGTTAATTTTCCAATAGTGAATAGTTAGTTGAAAGGTATGCGTGGAAACGCATATGGCCTTAGTTGGTCAGATATATTGGGACTCGCTTTGTCAGCGACGTAGGACGAATGTCCATTGTGAAAATAGCGGTGTTACTTATGCAGTTGTTTTTTTGTTACTTGGAAAGGGCTTTACCTCTTCCGCATAAACGCTTCCATCAGCGTTTATAGTTAAAAAAATATTTCGGCCTGCATGAATGGCCTTGTTGATCGCGCTTTGATATACACCGAGATCTTTAGCTGTCTTGGTTTGCCCAAAGCGCATTGCATAATCTTTCAGGGTTATGCGTTGTTCCATACAACCTCCTTAGTACATGCAACCATTATCACCGCTAGAGGTAAAATAGTCAACACGCACGGTGTTAGATATTTATCCCTTGCGGTGATAGATTTAACGTATGAGCGCAAAAAAGAAACCATTAACACAAGAGCAGCTTGAGGACGCACGTCGCCTTAAAGCTATTTATGAAAAAAAGAAAAATGAACTTGGCTTATCCCAGGAATCTGTCGCAGACAAGATGGGGATGGGACAGTCAGGCGTTGGTGCTTTATTTAATGGCATCAATGCATTAAATGCTTATAACGCCGCATTGCTTGCAAAAATTCTCAACGTTAGCGTTGAAGAATTTAGCCCTTCAATCGCCAGAGAAATCTACGAGATGTATGAAGCGGTTAGTATGCAGCCGTCACTTAGAAGTGAGTATGAGTACCCTGTTTTTTCTCATGTTCAGGCCGGGATGTTCTCGCCTGAGCTTAGAACCTTTACCAAAGGTGATGCTGAGAGATGGGTAAGCACAACCAAAAAAGCCAGTGATTCTGCATTCTGGCTTGAGGTTGAAGGTAATTCCATGACCGCGCCAACAGGATCCAAACCTAGTTTTCCTGACGGGATGTTAATTCTGGTTGACCCTGAGCAGGCTGTTGAGCCAGGTGATTTCTGCATAGCCAGACTTGGGGGTGATGAGTTTACCTTCAAGAAACTGATCAGGGATAGCGGTCAGGTGTTTTTACAACCACTAAACCCACAGTACCCAATGATCCCATGCAATGAGAGTTGTTCCGTTGTGGGGAAAGTTATCGCTAGCCAGTGGCCTGAAGAGACGTTTGGCTGATCGGCAAGGTGTTCTGGTCGGCGCATAGCTGGTGAAAAAATTATTTAATGCGGTGTATTGGCTGATTGTAACCCCATGTAACATCTTGCCGTCACCATTTCGGTGGTTAGATTTTTAATAAAAAAACAAATGTATAGCAAGGTTTTTTATGGATAAAATTAATTACCCACCCCTGTTTGAGCCAGGGTTCCATGACATGGATGAAGCTGGATTAAAATCGTATTGTGTCGATTGCTTTCCTTCATCATCCAGGCGAGGCATGCTATACTGTAATTTTATACAGCTACTCGAATCTATTCGAGAATTATCTGCTCAATATGGCTGTTTTACAGAAATATGGGTTGATGGTTCATACACCACGTCTAAACCAGAGCCTGATGATATTGATATTTTGTTGGTATGTGACTATAGCAATATAAACTCAATACCTGTCATGCTTCGGGGCCGCGTCGATAATTTGCTTGACCGAAACTACATCAAACAAAACTACAAAATTGATGTCCTACTACTCATGAAGAATTTAGATGACCCTAACTATGATTATGAGTACTGGCGTAGCTACTGGCGCGGTTGGTTTGGTTTTGATCGCAGTGAAAACCCGAAAGGGTTAGTGAGGATTTTTTTATGAATGATAAATCAATGTTTAAAAATTGCGATAAACGCATTGATTTCATTCAAAAAGAAGTCGATGCAATGAAGCAAAACAAAACCAGGTCCTTTGCTGACATGCTTCTTTATCGCTCCATGGATTCTCATCTGAGCGATTTGAAGGCCGAAAAATTAAAGCAAGATAGTCGGCACCCACTTATCGATTTTTTTGAGCTGCGGCTGAAAGGCTCTGAGGTTGACTTTGGCTCTATTCCTTTAGAGCTGCTTGGGGCTATTTCAACAAATCTTGCAGCGCTAATACAAAGAGCAACACACAAAATTGCCTCAGGCAAGGACTCAAAAAAAGTTCCCTACGACGTGAAAAGCTCCTTAAACCTCAGGCTGGCTGATTTATCCCCTGGGTCTACAAAATTGGGCGTCACCTTCTCTACAGGAATAGCAGAATTAGTAGAAACAGTACCCAGCAAGGCTGTAAAAGGCATATTCGATTTGTTGTTAAGCGATGACGACAACAACTTCATGAATCACGTCGCTGAAATTGGATACAATTCCACTGTAAGCCTTAAGAGAATCGTAGAGGAATGCGATAAACACAACTTAACATTTGATGCAAGTTGGACCGGTCCATTTAGTAATGGCACCAAGGTGGCAACTATTGACTCCAATAAAATTAAGTACTTGGTGAGTAGACTTACATCAACCATTTCATCCCCTCCCATTACTGAAACGGTTACAGGCGAACTGGTCGTTCTATCCAAATATGGGAAGCTGGAGCTTGATGTTGGTGGTGAACATTTAAAGGCTTCCTATCCGATTGAAATGCTAGATTTAATACAAAAAAAACACAAGGTCGGACAGATTGTTTCTCTTTTAGTGGAGACTACTGAGATTCACAATGATCGCATAGGTCTGTACCGTAAAAACCATCTTGTTAAATCGGTTCTTTAATATCTCACCCGGCCACCGCGCCGGGTTTTCTTTGCCTCACGTTCGCCCCAAAACACATAACCAATTGTATTTATTTGAAAATTAATAGATACAACTCACTAAACATAGCAATTCAGATCTCTCACCTACCAAACAATGCCCCCCTGCAAAAAATAAATTCATATAAAAAACATACAGATAACCATCTGCGGTGATGAATTATCTCTAGCGGTGTTGACATAAATACCACTGGCGGTGATACTAAACACATCAGCAGGACGCACTACTCACCAGGGCGGTGAATATACAACGATTCAAACATGAATCTACGGCGCTGACAAAGCGCAATAACTGGTCAGACGAAGAATTCATTCGTCATATGAAAGAATTAATCGGTAACGAAGGAGATATTCATGTCACTTGCAACCACAGTGAAGGAGAGCAAGTTACAGAGACGCATGTACACGCAGCAGGCGTTAATGTATCGCCAGAAGGGAGATCGTGAAGGTGTTCGCGTATTTTTAAATGCGGCAAAGACTGAAGTATTAAATCAGCGTTATTTCCTTGGGCCATGTCCATTCTGAGAACAATCATATGAGCAAAGAATTTTACGCAAGACTGGCAGCTATTCAGGAGAATCTGAACGCGCCAAAGAATCAGTACAACTCATTCGGAAAATATAAATACAGAAGCTGCGAAGACATTCTTGAAGGCGTTAAGCCGTTACTGAATGGCCTGTTTTTATCAATCAGCGATGAAGTTGTGTTGATTGGTGATCGGTATTACGTGAAAGCCACGGCAACTATTACCGATGGCGAAAACAGTCATACGGCAACCGCTCTTGCACGAGAGGAAGAAAGCAAGAAAGGGATGGATTCTGCACAAGTTACGGGAGCTACAAGCTCTTATGCACGCAAGTATTGCCTCAATGGTTTGTTCGGCATTGATGATGCGAAAGATGCAGATACAGACGAGCATAAACATCAGCAGAACGCAGTAGCAAAGCAATCAAAACCATCACCTACACCTGAACAGGTTCTAAAAGCATTCACTGACGCAGCAATGCAGAAAAACACCGTGGAAGAGCTTAAACAGGCGTTCGCCAAAGCGTGGAAGATGCTCGAAGGCACACCGGAGCAGCACAAAGCGCAGGACGTTTACAACATCAGACGAGACGAATTAGAAGGAGCGGCTGCTTAATGGCACATTCGATTACTGTAAGACTAAACAAGCCCGCAAGAGAGTTTCAGGCCGGGGAAAATATCGGATTCAACATCCGTGCTGGCGTTCAGTATTACGATCGCCAGACAAAAAAGAAAGAATGGACAAACTACAGCGCCGTTGTATTTGCCAAGCCGGGGGCGCAAGCGGATTACTACCGTAGTGTTCTTGTTGAAGGTGGCATTGTAGAAATTACCGGAGAAAACATCAGGGTTGATGTTTATCAGGGGCAAAATGGTCAATCAATCACTCTTGAATTACTGAATGCGAAGATTGGATTTGCAGCTTCAGGAAACAGCCAACAGCAGCAAAGTAGCAATCATCAAAATCATCCTGAATACGACGATTCAATTCCATTCTAGATTAGCAAAATAAGGATTCCATTATGCCAGCGCCTCTGTATGGTGCGGATGACCAGCGCCGCTGTTCCGGAAATTCCGTATCGGAGGTGCTGGATAAATTCAGAAAAAACTACGACCTGATAATGTCGCTACCGCAGGAAACGAAAGAGGAAAAGGAATTTCGCCACTGTATATGGCTTGCAGAGAAAGAAGAACGAGAGCGAATTTACCAGACATCAATCCGACCATTCCGCAAAGCCACATATACCCACTTCCCTGAATATATCGACCCGCGCCTGCGTAATTACCGCTCACGCTATGGCGCTATCAGTAATGACTGAGGAATTAACAATGAAAACAATGAAGCTAAACATCGACCTCGGAAAATACGTTATTACCGGAACCAAACACGATCTGATTCTTAGCGAAAGAGGAATTATCAAAGAAGGCGAGAATGCAGGGAAAGAAACACTAAGCCGTATCGGTTATTACAGCAAGTTTGAGCATCTGGTTAAAGAATTATGCAACCGTGAAATCCTGTTATCTCAGGCGCAGACGCTACAGGATATTCAGCAGCATATCGAGACTTTAGGTGTGTCACTTAGCATGGCTATTGACCAGTTCGTGGAGAGTAAATCATGAGAGGACTTGCATACAATCCCGGCATTCTTCCGGCAGAAATGATTATTCGCCAACGCGTAAAGCCAATGCCATCGAGAGAGGAATTGCTTAAGAGAAATTCTTTTCCATCAGTGAATCAAAACAAATATCTGAATGCAATGTGGCGGAGTGGGAAGAAATGAAACAAATGTCACTAATTGAGATGGATGGTTTTCTGAAAGGTAAATGCATCCCAAGTGATTTAAAGGTTAACGAAACAAACGCTGAATATCTGGTGCGTAAATTTGCTGAAGCGGAGGCCAAGTGCGCGGCGCTGACTGACTTATTTGGCGATGTGAAAGAGATTTTTGGTTTTAAGTATCGCTATTTCATCACCTCAAAGGGGCTCATTTTCTCATTGGCCTCTGGAGAACTAAAGCAATTAAACCCAACCATGCGCGGTAAGAACAGAAATCAGTATTTATTCGTTAGGCTGGAGTTTGAAGGAAAACTAAAAGGCGTGAACATCCACCGATTAGTTGCTGAAAACTTTCTCGGCCCTAAGCCTTCTGATGAGCACGTAATTAACCATATAGACGGGAATAAACAAAACAATGATGTTTCAAACCTGGAGTGGACGACGGTAGCGGGCAACACTCAGCACGCATATAGAACAGGTCTGGCCGGGGGAAGAAAACACGGATCGTATAAAGGTCCAGTCTGCGCTGAGAACGAGGAAGGTTTTGGGTATGTGTTCTTTGACAGCAAACAGGCCATCGAGGCTGGATTTAACCCAAACTCAATCAGGGACGCTGTTGTTAAGCCATGGAAGAAAGTATTCGGATTCTATTTTAGTCGCATCAATACCGATGCCCAGCTTCGCAAAGGAGGCAACCAGTGAGCAAGATTGATTATCAAAAGCTTCGTGAAATCGCTGAAAAAACAAAAATTGCCGGTGAAGCACCTGTAATGCCTTTCGATCAGCGAATTAATGCGCTTAACGATTTTATGAAGCACTTTTCGCCAGATATCGCGCTGGCATTGTTGGATGAACGGGAAAGGAACCAGCAATACATAAAACGCCGCGACCAGGAGAACGAGGATATTGCACTAACGGTATGGAGGCTGCTAATCGAAAACGGCCAGCTTGTTGCCGATACGCTACGCCACTTAGCTGATAACGAAATCGACTCTGATTATTTTGCTATCACCTCAACGAATGAGAACGGTACTGAAATTGATCATGAGATGGCTATTACCGATTACGCACTGCAAGCTGCCGGAACTGTAGACGAATTGGTTGCGGCGCTGGAATCCGCAGAGAATCGCATAGCAGAACTGGAGGAGCGGGAAATACTGCTCCCGGAACGTAGCAGCATGCTTCATCGAACAGATTTTCACGAGGATTACCAAACGGTAATGGCATACAAAGTTTCTGAAGTCATCGCTGCAATCCGCTCCGCTGGCATTCGCATCAAAGGAGAGTGAGATGGACGGACAAATATCAATCGTTCGACCAGGAGCATGTGACGATCGCGAAATACGAATAATTATTCGTCTGGCAATGGGGAAAGCAATAACTGCTCTCATTACCCCAGAAAATCTCGCATTAGCATTAACAGGAAAGTCAGCCCTGCCAGTAGAGCTAAAGCTGCGAAATGTTGAGATTAAGGTGAAATAGCTATGACCACTATTACCAAAGAACGTATCGAATTATTCATTAAAAATCCGCTTGAAAACGGGCTTACTCGTGGCGAACAAATGGAACTGGCACGAATTGCACTGACATCACTGGAACGCGAACAGATTCGCCACGAGCATGCCAAATGGTCGGACTCCACATTTGGCTGCGTTGGCCCCATTGGTCCACTGAAACACCTCTCAAAAGAGGCACTGGAAGCCGCAGCCGAACCAGACGATCTTAGCGAGTGGGCTGATATGCAGTTTCTGTTGTGGGATTCACAGCGCCGTGCTGGCATCAGCGATGCTGAAATTACCGCTGCTATGGAAGATAAATTGAAGATCAACATGGAGCGCCAGTGGCCTGAGCCAAAAGATGGTGAGCCTCGCTTGCACATTAAAGAACCCGGCAACTCTCCGGTAATTCCGGATGGTTGGGTCATGGTGCCGAAGAGACTAACAGCCGAGAACGGCGCTAAGGGTGTGCTATCCGGTGAATTTTCAGAAACTACGTTTATAAGCTGCCCGGAATGCTTTGGTGATGATGATTGCGAAACTTGTGACTGTAGCGGGAGAATCGAAATCAAGGTTCCAGTCAGTTGGACAACTATCAAAACTATTTGGGCTAAAGGGTGTGAGCACTTTTCAATAGTAGCACCGCAGCAAGATGGGTGATGAAAACAAGTATTTATAACTTAAAAGCATTAAAAAATCGCTTATAGACCAAAAGAAATCTACGTCAAATATTACTATATTTCAATGTGTTATAATTACCCCGTACATAAAATGGGGGGACACAAAATGTTCAAACGCTGCATCACCAAGTGTGGAAGCACACCTGACATCCAAGCTTTTATTAATGAAGATGGTAAGCTTGTTGTTGAGAGGAGTGGTCCTTTTATTAGCAAACAACTTATCATTACCTCTCCAGCGGAGATGGCCGGAGAATGGATAGTTTCTGAACCAGAGGAGTTGCACATCCCGCTTCCTTATGGCCCTCAGGGACTGATTTATAACCGTTATGTTCAGAAGGAGGCGGGTTGACAATGTCAGGCATAACATCGCCGAGAAATCGAAAGAAAAACAGAACAAGGTAAACGTTGACCTTGCAGCATCAGGCATGGAGTACAGAGAGCGCCTTAACATACCTGTTATCACTGAGCAGGTATCATGAGAGCAACCTGAGCACTCACGCGAGTATTTCATGGAGCGCATCAGATACTATCGCGAGCAGTCGTTAAACATGCCCAAGGGAAGCAACCCATGGTATATCGATATGGATGAACAGAACGCCAAGAAGTAAACGCAATTTGAACGAATGCGAACCCGCCGAGTGCGGGTTTTCTTTTATCTGAACTCGCTACGGCGAGTTTTGTTTTATGGAGATGATAAATGCACTTCCGAGTTACAGGTGAATGGAATGGAGAACCATTCAACAGAGTTATCGAAGCAGAGAACATCAATGACTGCTATGACCACTGGATGCTGTGGGCGCAGATAGCACATGCAGAAGTAACCAATATTCGAATTGAAGAACTGAAAGAACACCAAACCGCCTGATGGCGGTTTCTTTTTGCCTGGAGAATTAAGATGACCGATACCAGCCTGATTCCTGAGAAAGAAGTGATGAACAAGCTCGGTGTTTCATCACGTCAGACAATCTGGAACTATACCAAACGGCATGGATTTCCGAAGCCAGTCAGAACCCACCCCAAATCATACCTTCGTGAAGCTGTTGAAGGGTGGATTCTTAACGGTGGCGTTAATCAGAAATGCTCCTGA